GTCCGCCGCCGCCTTTTTCATAGCTTCGATGTTAGCATTCATTATTGCTTTTCGTTCATCACTTAAGAATGGTGTGTAATCTCTTGCTAACTCTGTTGCTTTGGCTTGTAAGTCAAATATTTCAGCAAACATTTTTTTAATTGGATCCAATGCCGCCCCAATTGCTACTACTACTGCTTTACCTTTTATACCTAACATTAAGAATCCAACCAAACCTAATGCTTTTATGGTCGGATGTAGATTGTTTGTGGCACTCAACAAGTCGCCCATTGCATTACCAATAAATCTAAACACTGGCATAATGGCATCTATCATTCTTGCTCCACCAATCAATACTGTTCTGGCTACTTCAGTTATTTTTTTACCCATGGACTCTGCGGCTTGTTCTATAGATCCAAAATTATCAGTAAGTGCATCATCTGCCGCCTTCATTAATCCTTTGATAAAATCAAATGGACCACTTTCCATCAATTTCTTTTGGAATTGGAACAGTTTATCACTCATCATTGACATAGTACCTGTAAATGTATCGGCCATCTCACCGGATGCACCAATCATTACAGCACTACCATCTCTGAAAGCACCCATTATATGTGCTTTGGTTTGTTCAGCATTGAATCTAACACCTTCTTGGAAACCTAAAAGTGATTTAACACCTTTTTCCCTAAATATGTCAGCCGCCGCAATACCACCACTGAATGCTCTTTGTAATTGTTCTGCTGTTGTTTTAAAGTCTAAGCCAGTTGCCGCCGCAATATCACCAGTAATTTTTAATACTTCATTAAGTTCATCAGCACCATCGACTACTGTCAATAAGTTTGGTGCCGCATTGGCTATTTGTTGTAGTTCAAAAGGTACAGTTCCAGCAAATTTAGTCAAAGTATCAAATGCTTTAGAACCTTCTTCTGCTGATCCTGTTAAGAACTTTAATTGTATAGATAAGTTTTCAACTTCAACTGCTGTGTTAAGGAAGTCTTTGCCTAATTTAAAAGCACCAATTGCCGCAACAGCACCTACAATAACTTTTTGTAAGTTGCCGAAAGCACTAGCACTACGGTTCGTGTTCTTCTCAACACGGCTGAGATTCTTTTGTACATCACCAAATGCTTTATTGGTTTTGTTAACTCCTTCTAGAATTATTTGTTCTTTTATGCTCATACCGTTTTGCTTCCTTGTCGTTTTCGTCTCTGCGGATTTGTAAGAATGCTAACCAAGTCTTAAATTCTATAAGGGACATTTTCTGAATCTGACTCAAAGTTACCTTTAAATAGTCAGCCAGTGCCATCTGAGCATACAGATCACTGTCCCTGGTTAGTTTTTTACAATGTCCTCCACAGAATCATTGTTAGCATTATTCAATTTGGTTGCTAATGTTATAATAACTTGTGGATCGACTTCATTTAAAAAAGCCGGCCTGTCTGTTGATTTAAACAATCGATCACCATTTTGATCTAATGCCTTGCTGATAACACTTTCTACAAGTGCTTCTGCTGTTTTATTTTGTTGTTGTAGTGCCATAATTCTATTTTCAACTGCTAATGAAGCCGTTGCTTTATAGTATATGTCAATACCCCACTCTTCGCAATGATAGTGCATAAGTTCACCACCTACTTTTTGTTTGTAGTGTGCTTTTGCCGCCTCAAGTGCTGTTAGTGTACTTTGTTTGTCCGTTGTAGTCTTCGTCATCGTTTTAGTCTCCTACTTTTAATATACCCAGTCATTTTCCTGACCGTTGGTTTAGTTATGCCCTGTGGGGCTTGTCTTGATGAACCTTTATCCAAAAATTGAATATAGTCCACCGAATTTGATACACTAAATCCTGTTGATGTGGATTTTTTCTTCCACTGTGATTTAGCAAATCCTGATCTAACAGGGGTGTGTGACTTTGCTGTTCGTATGGTTTGGTCTTTTATATCTGTAATAACTTTTTGAACTGCTTTGCTCAATTTGTCTACATTAAAACTACTTTTATAACGAACATTGATCACTCGGTAACCCCTGTTATTATAATTGTGCTAATGCTAATGCACCAGATCCTTGTGCCGCAAATGAAGCCTCAACCATACCGTCCATTGATGATGTAATTGAAAAACTTGTTATGATGCAAGATCCAGAGAATTTAGTGTTAGCAGGGTTTTCACTAGCACCGTCGCCTGATGGATATACTTCAAAAGTTGCAAGTGTTTCATCACCTGTTTTTGATACTAAATCATCAAGTTTTTGTTGAACATCATCAGCACCGTCAAAATACATATCGCCTGAGATAGTAAAAGTTGTCATACCTGGTAAGTATGTTCTAACATTACCATTACCCATTACTGAGTTTTCAACTGTGTCTTGTGTTTGTTCAATTGTGAAGTTTCTTAAGTTACCAATTGGATTAGATGATAATGAATCACCTGAATCAGCTAACTTAATTTGCCCGTCATGTCCTGTAAATGTTGCCATGATTATTTCTCCTCGTTAATTTCGCCTAAGTCTATTACCTTTGAATCATCACCTACTGGTTTTAATTCAACTGCTTCAACCTCGACTTTGGCTTTTTTAGGTTTTGCAGTTTTTTTAACAGCCTTTGGTTCAGAGTCGGTCCAACTCCAACCTTCATTGGCTACTAATTTTGTCGCCTGTGTTAATCCACAAGCAAATTCTTTTCCGTCTTTATATACTATTCTTTGTGCCATAATTATAATGTCCCTCGTGTGTATTTATATTGAACTGTGAATGTAATATCTACACGGCCAATTGGAAATTGTACACCTTCATTGTTTTGTGTGACTGCAGAAACAAATGAATTAAGTGCTTTAGAATTTCTTTTTCTATCTGTTTCTAATGCTTCTTCAACTGCTTCTACTATTACATTTATTTGTGTGTCGATTGAATTGTTCACTGTCTTTGCAGATGAATCTGCTCGTACATAACATTCTATTTGATAGTTTATGGTACCAAATCTCAATGTGTCTGTTTGCATAGTGGCATCTTCTCTTATTTCTTCTGCTGTTCTTACCACTATTGCAGGGAATTGTGTGATTGCTAATTCATTTATATTGATTGGGTTTCTTGATACCACCACTACACCTGGATTGGTAATACCTTTCAGATCAACAATAATGTCTTTGGCTATATCTTCTCTGGTTGACATATTATCTTACCAATCTGTTGAAGTGTTGTGGTTGTTCTTCACTTGCTTCTACTGTACCATCACCATCCCAGTCATATTTGATACCATCTTGTAGCACCATATCAAATTCATCTCTAAATCTTGCTTTGTAAAAATCAATCATCATTCTAAATCTATCTGGTTCTGCTGTATGCTGTGTTAGTTGTGGTAAAATATAAAATGCCAAAACATGATAAACTGCCACACGAGTAAATTGACTTGCTGTTAGTTTTGAATTGGTCATTTCTAAATCTGTTGTATTAAAGTAGCCTAAACCTGTTTGTCTTCTCACACGAGGCCACCATTCTATTCTCAAATGTCTTTGTATATCTGCCGTAGTTTTGGCATGATATGATGAAAAGTCAATAACACCATATTCTTTTATTTGTGGTTCGTATTCTAGTACATCTGCATCTGTTGTATAGTTGCTCATTGTTGCCTCCTGTTGTTATATTGGGGCAATGTTGCCACTGCCCCAAAATATTGTGTTTCCCTATCTAAGATTATGCATCTTGGATTGAAGAGTCAAACTCTAGTTCAACACCGTAAGTGTCATGTATTTCTGCGACACCATAAGTTGCTACACCAACAATTTCAGTTGCTCTAGCACTTGCATCTCTTTGAGTTTCAATTCTAATATCTGAACTCATTGCTAATGCAATAGCATCTCTGTGGAATACAGCACCTTTGTAATCACCAGTTGTACCTGGGAAGTTACCTGATGAGTCAGCCATATTTGATGTTTCAAATACTGGAACACCAGCTAACATTCCGATATAACCCATTCTTAGTGCTTCATTACCTAAGTCTGATTGACCATTACCAACAAAAGGATTAGTTCCTTGTGTAGTTAAGTTAGCTTTAAGATCATAAGCTACTAATGGGTGTAATACCAATGCTAAATCTGAACCTGGTACTCCGTTTGCTCTTAATTTTGCAACAGCTTCAAATACAAGTGCCGCCGTAGCCGCCGTTGTAGCTGAACCAACACCTGTTGAGAAAGAACCAAACAAGTTAGTTAAATCTCTGTCGATTTTAGTTGCGATTGCTTCACCAAATAATCTTCCTACATCTGCAATTACATTTGATGGTGAGTGATTTAATGATAAGTCTGATACATTAGTCATTAAACCAACTTCTGCCATAGTAATGTCTGCTTTTGAAGTTGAGATTGCTGATGGTGTTAAGTCATTAGCTTCTGTTAAAGTTGTTGCTGTTTGTGTTGGGTAGATTGGTACTTGTAATACTTTACCAGTGTTTGCTGGTACTGTGAAGTTCTTTACAAGACCTCTCATAATAGATTTTTCTGCCGCCACGAATTGTGCTTCTGCTACGATCGGAGCAATCAGATCATCTAAAGTAGTTGTAGTCGATACTATTTCGCCTGCCATTTTATGTTTCTCCTTAAATGGTTATTTAAAAGTTTAATTTACCTCGACATGCCTGTTTGCTTTCGATAGTCTGAATATATCTTTCTATCTTCTGGCTTAGACATATCTAATTTTGTTACATCTAACTTTTCACTGCCCCCAGCATCACCAATTTTACTTGTAGCACCTGTACCTGACGGTGTTGCCACTAAGAAATGGGGTGAGGCCGTTAAAAATTCCGTGACTAGCTCGGATACCTGCATATGCTCTCCAGCATCATTGTATCTTACTTGTCCTGTCTTAGGATCAACAATCTCAACATCACCAGTTTCACTAATTTTAACCTGATCCTTTAGAAGTGTTGCCACTTGTCCAGGATTGATTGCTTTTAATTTACTGGCTGTATCAAGTAATGAACCATCTACTTTGACTGTTTTTACTTGATTAAGCAAACCGTTTATTTGTGCATCTTTCTTAGAAACTGTGTCCTTTAAAATCTGTTCAAACTCACCTTTTGCTTTCAGTTTGTCTTGTTTTTCCTTTTCAGCCTTTGCGGATAATTCATTGTAATACTCTGGATCAATTCCTTCATATTTCTTTTCAAACTTTCTTCTCTCTCGAGCAATTCTGTCTGCAACGACTTTATCCAAGTCAGCCTGTGTAAAAGTTTTCCCTGAATCTTCAGTAGAAGTTTCTACTGGTGCCTCAGTTGGCTCAGTGTTTTTTATATTTTCCGTTTCACTCATCGTATACTCCTTTTTTTAAGTTTATAAGTTTAACTTTCCAACAAATTAATGTTGTATTAAGTGTATTTATTGGACTTTAGACTTTTACGAATACGGTTCAACAAATTATAATCTTGTTGTATCAACACTCCTATTGGTGTGCTGTGTCCACCATATTCCGGACTTGAATATAACCATTCTTCATCCGGTCTTTCATC